CTTTTCGTGTATCTGGATGCTGCCGCCTACCTGCCACGCATAAAACGGGTCGTCAATACCGCTGGCCTCTATCTTGCAGCTGAATCCGTTGCGGTCAATCGTCCGCGTTGTCTTGTCCACAAAATACTTGCCGTCGATCTTCGGTCCAAATCCCTCGATCCGCACGTTGTTCCCGGCAAAGATGATAAAGTTTCCTCCAATGGTAAAGCTGATCTTCCGGCTGCCGTGGTTGGCATCGTTCAAAGCTGCCACCAGCTGTGCCGCGGCATCCGCCACGCTGCTCGCATACTGGTTCAGGCTCTTGGTGCGTTTTCCGCCGCCCACGCTGGCCGTAATGTCTATGTCCTTGTCCTGATCTGTGTAGGCAAACGTGCCGCCGGTGTAGGTCCCTGCCAGCGTCTCTGTGTAGGTAAAGCTGCCCGGCTTCATGGCCGTGCGCGGCACATCCTGCACCGCCCGCTTCCCCTTGTACCTTTCCCGGTCATACACCCACAGCTTGTTTGCGTATACCTTCAAAACCAGTCCATAGTCCTTGCACAGCTTTTGGTAAAACTCGCTGTCGCTTTCGTTCTGCTCGCGCTTTTCAATGTCGTGGTCGTCCCCGTCATAGGCAAACCCCAGCCCGTACCGCCCGGCAATCGTCGCGCCGATGCGCTGTATGCTGGTATTCTTCCATATATCAGTCCGTTCCTGCTCGCTGAAATCCGTCTGCGCAGGCTTGCTCACGCCGCCCAAAGACAGCCTTCCCGGCGCATCGCCGTACTGCACATCGTCCAGTATGAACAGGCCACAGTCCATATCCCAGCGGTCATTTTCAAGGTTCCAGTCAAGCCCCGTCACCTTCGGGTGCAGCGTTGCGCCCTGCTGCGGCCACCAGCTGTTCAGCCATTTTTCGTCCCGTGCGTTTACCTCAATGTCAATGCTGTCGCAGGTATCGCTTGCGCAGTCCGTGTAGGTCAGGCTCTCCACGTCCGGCCCGATCTCGTCGCTCACCGGCGTGCTGTTGTACCAAAGGCTGATCTCGGTGCGCCTTGCCTTTACGCTCGTCGCCATAGCTTATCCCTCAAATTTCCACGGCGGCAAAAAGCCGCTCTTTTCCTCCGGCAGGGCAGGGGTGGCAAGCACCACCCCTGCATCAAAGCGGAAAACGTTGATCTTCGTTGGATTCTGCTGCATCAGGTAGTCGGCATACCGCTCCGCGCCGTACACCGTCTTGGCAATGCCGTCCCATGTGTCGCCGCTGATCGTCGTATAGCTCATACTCTCCGCCTCCTTACCTTGCGTAGGCCGTGCGCTGCTGCTTGCGCATCATCTCGTTGAACCACTGTTCAAACTGTTCCTTCGCGTCCGTCATGGCGTTCATCATCACGTTGTAGTCGGCGTTGCCCTGTATCGTGATGTTCGGGGCAAACGTAAAGCTGCCACCGCCCACCGCCGTGGTTCCGCCGTGGGTAGGGGAGCCGCCGCCAATGTCGGCAACCTCCACGCGGTCCGTCGTCAGGCTTCCCGCGCCGGCCACGCTGGCCGCCTGCACCGGGTCAACGCCCAGCATTTGTCCGGCCTTCTGCCAGTTCGCAATGTTGGCGCTGCGCACGCTCGGGTCAAAGCTGATTACCGCCTCCGTGCCTGCTTCACCGGCAATGCTCACGCCATCGGTAAAGCCGCCCTTTGCCAGCATGGGTATGGTCGGCAGCTGCATACTAAAGCTCTGGCCACCCACCACCGGCACCCAGTCCGGAATAGTCGTTACCTTGCCCAGTATCGAGTTGATGCCCTTTACCGCCCCGTTGATAACGCCGATCACCGCGTTGATAGGTATCTTGCACAGCTCCACCAGCGCATCAAAGGCGTTGCCAAAAATCTGCTTCACGCCCTCCCACGCCTGCGACCAGTTCCCAGTAAACACTCCCGTTATAAACTGGATCAGCCCGTTAAAGACGCCCTGTATGCTCATCACTACATTGGATATGTTCGCAAAAATCTGCGATACTGCCGCAATGATGGGCGGTGCCACTGTCGCCACCACATTGACCAGCACCATCACAATGTTTTCAATAACGGGTAGGATCGTCTGGATTGCGTTTCCGATCAGCGTTGCCACATTCATCACCGCCGTGCCGATGTTCGTCACCAGCGGCCCGATCTGCGGCGCTATCGCGTTAAAGGCGTTCAGCAATCCCGGCAGCAGCGTTGTGCTCACCCAGCCAAACACCTGCTCAAACATCGGCTTTACGGTCTGCGTGCCAAAGTTCACGATCTGCTGGAACACGCCGATCACGCTCTGCCCAATGCTTACGATGTTGTCAAAGCCCGTTCCCGCGTTCTCGCCGAACATCCCCACAATCGCCGTGCGCACGCTCGCCAGATTTTCCGGGCTGAATATTCCAACGATTCTGTCCTTCACCGTCGTTATGGTGTTCAAAAATCCGTCAAACACCGCAACGCCGTTCTCGCCAAACACATTCCCAATGATGCCGCGTATATCGTCCAAGTGGTCGCCCAGTATGCTCACCGCCGCCACAATGGACCCGATCACCGCCACCACCGGCAGCGCCGCCGAGGCGATCCCGCCGAACGCGCTGGCAAACGGGGCCACTGCCTGTACAAGTCCCGCTGCGCCGTTTGTTATCATTCCGCCGGCGCCGCCAAGCATCTGCTTTCCGGCAGCGGCCAGTGCTGCGCCTGTGCCTTGTCCGGGGTTTGCAGGTGCTCCCGGTAAACCCACCGCCGCGTTGATGAACTGGCCTATACCGCTTATTCCTGCAACGGCACCGTTCGCCATGCCGCCTGCCAAATTCCACTGCGACTTTGCAAATCCTTTTGCGCTCGTGCCTACGCCGCCAAGGTAGTTTCCTACGCCGCCTGCCACAGCCCCCACAGTGCCCGTCACTTTCTGTACAATCGGGTTCTGCGCAATAGACTGCCGCATCGTCGGCATGTAGTTCAAAAGCCCCGGCGTCATAGCCGCCTGCTGCAAAAGCTCCGCGTTGTTTCCTCCGGCGATTTTGTTTTTCAGCAAGGCCCATAGTGTGCCTGCGCCTGCTCCGCTCGTGTTTCCCGTCGTTGTCACAAAGTTTTGCGCGTTCGTCACTGCGCTTCCCGCGTTCGCCACTCCGCCCGTGATTCGGCCCAGCAGCGCCGATCCGATGCTCTGCTTGCCGTTGCCCGTCGGGTTCCCGGCCACAACGTTGATCGCGCTGCCCAGCAGTCCGGCTCCGCCCTTCACCACGCCGCCCACGCCCCGCGCGGCCATTTCGGCCTGCGGTGCAATGCTCATGGCGGCAAAGGCTCCGGCCACTCCGGCCAGTATCTTTGCTACCTTTTCGCCGTTCTGGTTCAAGTAGTCAAGCCCCTGCTGTATGTAGGGCATAGCGCTTTGCAGGGCATCGCCCAGCACCGTCACGCCTTTCGTCGCAACGTCAGCCAGCGTGCTTGCCAGCGTTTGCAGCTGCGGCAGGTTGTGCCGGATTCCGTTCATCACGTCAATGGCAAGTAGGCTGAACTGCTTTTTCACCGGCAAAAACTCATCGCCGATGTCCTGCATCAACGCCGTTTTTGCGTTCGCCATCATAGCGCCAATGCTTTTGCTTGTACTCGCGTTGATGATAAACTCGCGCTCCATGCTGCCCATGTATTTTTCCGGGTCCTGCACTTCGCCCAGCGTCTTGTCCAGCAAGTCAAGGTTGCTTGTTATTTTCGCGCCGCCCTCAATGGCCCATTGGTTAAACAGCGTATTTAGCGTTGCAACCTTCTTGTCCTTCGGCAGTGCGTTTATGGCGGCAAATACCTGCCGCAGCGTTCCCGTACCGTCCTCCTGCATAGATGCAGCAACATCTTCCGCATCAAATCCCAGCGCAGCCCACGCTTCCTTTTGCTTCTTCGTGGCGCTCGAACCCTTGCTTATGTTCGTGTAAATGCGGGAAACCGTCGTGCCTACTCTCTCGTCGGAAACGCCGCTTGCCTGCATAGCCGTTACAATGGCCGCCGTCACCTCCGGGGCAACGCCCGCCATCTGGCCGATGGATGCCGACTGGTTCACGCTGTTTGCGATTGCCGCAGCTGTCGTTGCGTTATTCGCGCCCAAATAGTTGATTTGGTTCATCAGCCGCATAACGTCGTCGTGGTCGTAGTGTACCGCGTTGCCGTTCTCGTCCGTAACGGCCTGCCCGTTTGCGTCGGTCTTGGTAAACGCCTGCTCCCATTTCGCCATGTACTCGCCCGCGGTCTGGTCGTCCAAGTCCATAGCCGTTGCGGCTACGGCGGCATCGCGCAAAAGGCTTGTGTTCAGCTGCTCGTCAACGCCCTTTCCGCTCTGGCCCAGTGCGGCGCTTATGGTCGTCAGGTTTTCGGTGTCACGCGGTATCTCTGTGCTAAGGTCTTGAATATACCGCGCCAGCTCGTCGCGGTTCTGCTTGAACGTCTTGCCGTTCTCGGCCATTGCGTCGCTCACATTGCCCATGCTGTCGGCCAGCCCGTCCACATAGCGGATCACAGGTGCCATCTGGCTTTCAAACTTTTCGGCTTCCGTCGTGCAGTCCGCAATGCCCTTCACCGTAGCGGCCAGCCCAACGCCCATGACCACCAGCCCAACGCGGCCAATAGTCCCCAGCGTGGTGCTCAACGTGCTTACCTGCTTCTGCGCCTGGCTGATCGCCGCCTGTAAGCTCGGGTCAACCTTGCCCGCGATCCTGATCGCAAGCTCTAATTCCGTAGTTTTTGCCATTCTGCCGCCACCTCATTGTTGATCTCTATAAAATCCCGTACCGGCAGTTTCAAGTAAAACTCAATGCTCGTCATCGTGGCCCCAGCAAGGCGCACCGCGCATTTGCGCAGTCCCTTGCCGCCGCCCTTTACTCGAAAAAACGGTTGCTGTTCATTGCGTTCTTGATGT